TAGGAGGTATTGGCGGGGTATTAAAAGGTTTATCTAAAATCCCGATCGTAGGCCAGTTTATTAAAGCAGATGAAGTACTTGCTAAAATGAAAAAAACCGCAGAAGAAGGCGGCAGTAAGATGAAAGTATTTTGGGAAGGTACAGATACTTTATTTAAAGGTATAGGGATGAGCTTAATAGGTTTAATAGTACCTGCTTTAAAATTTGTAGTTGATGCAGTAATACAGTTTGATCAAAAAGCATTTGATATTGCTAAAAATTTAGGTACTTCTGCAGATGAAGGAGAGCGCTTACAGAAAAATTTCCAACAAATAGCTATTAATTCTGGTAATGCAGCGTTAATGAGTAAAGACGTAGCAAAAAGTTTTACTGAGATTTCAAATACCCTAGGTTTTTTAGTTCCTTCATCTGGAGCATTTGCTGAATCTGCTGCACTTATACAAAAGAGACTTGGTGCATCGGCAGAAGATATGGCCGTATTAGCTAGACAGTCTGCATTAAACGGACAAACCTTAGAACAAACTTATGCTACGTTAAGTGCTAGTAGGGTAATAGAAGGGGTAAGAAATAAATTAGCTCTAACAAATAAACAAATATTAGACGGCATTGCTAAAACAAGTGCTGCTATTGTTATTAATTTTAAAGGCAGTACGGAAGCTCTTGCTAATGCAGTTATTAGAGCTACTAAATTAGGTACTACATTAAATGATGTTAATAAACAAGCGGAGTCTTTAATAGATTTTGAATCAAGTATACAAAAAGAGTTTGAAGCACAAATTCTAACTGGTAGAGATATTAACTTAACAAAAGCTAGAGAACTTGCTTTATTGGGTGATACTCAAGGCTTGATGGAAGAATTAAATCGTCAACAAGTCACTTACGATTCTTTTACTAAGCAGAATGTAATTCAAAGAAAAGCAGAAGCAGACGCAATAGGTCTAAGTGTTGAAGAGTTGTCAAAGAAGTTACTTGCACAAAAACAAGCTAATGCCTTAGGTGCTGAAGAGGGACAATCTTTACAAGAAAGATATAACGATTTAATGAAAACTGCCGATGGACAGAAGCGAATTAAAGAAGAGTTAACCGCACAAGAACAAGCTGACTTGAGAAGAGCTTCAATGCAAGACAGATTTCAAGCCGCTGTTGAGAAGTTGAAAGATACTTTAGGAAGTATGTTAGGAGGAGATGGACCTGTAGGTAAGATGGTTAATGCTTTTGCTTCTTTCGTAGGCGATACTAAGAAAATGACAGCTTTAGGAAACACTTTAAAGAGTATTTTTGAATCTATCAGTAAGACTATAGAGCGCTTCCCGCAGATTTTAAGTGCTTCAGTAAGTATAATGAAGGTACTAGTATCTCTATCTATAGCCAGAGCTGTAGCTAGTATAGTAGCTTCTTTAAGTACAGTTCCTGTAGTAGGAGGCATAGCAGGAGTATACGCAGGCTACAAAGCCTATAACTGGCTAGATGGCTTAGCTAAAGGAATAGGAGGAGGAGCACCAGGTATAAGCATGCCAACTGAAAGTGGAATGACTCAACCTCCTACCAACTATAACACGCAATCGCAATCTGAAAGTGAAGGAAAAAATAACACAAAAACACCGGTAGTAAATCTAAACGCAAATATACAAGTTGGAACAGAGGGATGGGGAAAACAAACTTTAATTGCTCTACAACAACATCACGGAACAACACTTAGATAATATGGCATTATTAGGACAAATAAAAAAATCACAGTTAAGTAAACAAGGACGAACCAATCCTACAGGACAATTTGAAGGAACTCCTCAAAATGTCGCTACTGTATTAAGAGGTTCTTCCGTACCCTTAGCTTCTTCTGTAATACCTGTAATTGAAAATCCAATAGATGTTACATATGGTGCAAAACCACAACCAACCTATTTAGATTACTTGAGAGCTTCTAATAAAACATAATTTATGCCATTAATTAATTTCAAGACTAATTTTACTAATTTAAGATTTGGCATGGATCAACCGGGAGGTGGAGATAGTGGTCAACCATTCATCCAATCCCCTATTGAGACTACTAATACCCCTACGGAATTTAAAGATTTTTACAATCTTAATAGAACTAGCTTAGACTTTCCAATAAGAGGGGGAGCGATAAGCTCTCTAGTAGATGGAGGATATACAACACAAGCTGCTATTATAGATTTAGAGCGTATTAAGAAGTTTTTTAAATCCGCACCACAAGGTGAGACTTTTATTAATAAGCAGAAAGGATTACAATTAACCAATCCGATAACACAAGTTCCTAACTCGCTAAAGTTTCTAGGGCTTTCTTTAGGTAATGCAGTTATACCTACAACACAGGTCTATAATCCAGCAAATACTTTAGCTCAAGTAGGAGTACAGGGAAATGGAACACATTTTAATAGACACGGAGTTAGTCCGAATGCATATGAGTCTGTTTATCAGACATATCAGTATATTGCAGGCGCACCTCAAAACAATACGGAAGTAACTAATAGATTATCTATCCTACGTGCTTTAAAATTAGTAGGAACTACAAACTTTCTTATAAATTCAGATTTAACTACCGGACTTAGTCTTGATCCATTACTTGTTGAGAGATTAGGTATTTCAACAATCCAAAATCAATTATTTAACTATCCAGGAGGTCCTGGTTCAAATTACGGTATTGGCTTTACAAGAATCTTTAGAGCCACTGATACTAATATTACTAAGTTAAGTCAAACTAGACCTGATCCTCGCTTTACTGCTAATGGAAGTATAGCACAGCCTTATTCTGCTATTGCTTTTACCTATCAACAGCTAGCTCAACAAACAGGCTCTTATGCAGCAGGTAAAACACCTCTAACAACAAACATACAAGACTTTAGAAATCAACTACCAGCCGGAGTATCTGGTACTGCTAGATCAGATTACTCTTTGTACAACATAGCTAATAAAAATAACAATTCCACTAAGAGAGGTTTAGGTATTGGTAACCCCGGCTCTCCTATTCAACAAAGTAACGTATTTAATGTTCGAAGAGTTACAGATATTGGTAGTGATTTAGTAAACTTAAATCCTTTCTTTTATTATACACAAGACGGAGCAGGAGAGCAAACTCCATGGACAGCAGGAGGGCAAGATACCAAAGATATTATTAAGTTTGCTTTTGAATGTATAGATAATAATCAACCCTCACAAGCTATTGGACTTGTATTTAGAGCTTTCTTTGATGGTCAAATTAGTGATTCAAATACAGCAGAATATAATACATTTAAATACCTAGGAAGAGGTGAAACTTTTAGAACTTATCAAGGATTTGATAGAACAATTGGATTTACATTTAAGGTATTTTGTCAAAGTAGACAAGAGATGCAACCTCTATACACTAAATTAAATAACTTAGTATCCCAAGTATACCCAGACTATTCTCCTACCTCTAATTTAATGAGAGGAAATGTTGTTAAATTGACAATTGGCGATTATATTTATAGAATGCCAGGATTTTTAGAGAATGTAAATATAACTATTGATAATAGTAATACCCCTTGGGAAATTCAATTAAAAGGAGCATTAGAAACAGACGTAGCAGAATTACCTCATATGGTTACTGTTGCATGTACATTTAAACCAATTATGGATATTTTACCGAGAAAAGCTACATTCGGTGATCTAAATGTACCTCTTATTGCAAACGGAGGCTTAATGTCTCAAGGAGCATTAACTCAAGTTCCAACAGTTCAAAATAATCCTGTTTAATAAAACATTTATGCAATCTAGATACCAAAACATACCAGTCACAAAGCTAAATGTTACAAGTAGTATGTATTACCAGACTAATATCTATCCTGAAATACAGCCAACCAATACAGACTACTATGTAATTGCGACTGCAGACGATAGATTAGATCTATTAGCATATGATTTCTATCAAGATTCAAATCTTTGGTGGATTATTGCTTCTGCAAACGCATTACCAGGTGATTCTATGTACCCTCCCGTAGGTATGCAGTTAAGAATCCCAACAGACTTACAAACAGTAGTAAACTCCTATAATTCAGAGAATAATGGCTGAGATGTTATCTAACGTCATTGGTGCTCCATTTTCAGAGTATGTTTTGACACAATTAAGCTTAAGAGCAACGCATAATAGTTCTCTCACTAGAACTAATGACGAAGTAATGTTTATAGCCAATAAAACGGCCTGGGTAAGATTAACTTCCTCTGTACAGATTAATAAAAATCAAGAAGTTCTAAATGTAGGAGCAGGAACTCTACCTGGCTTTAAACCCGTGAGTATACCAAACCCTTTGCTAAATCAATACTATAAAAGCCTATTAGGAACTCCCGCTATTGGATATAATGATTCAGACTCTTTAAGAAAAAATTGGATACTCGAAGCAGGTACTTCTATTTCAACTGGCGATGGTATTGATTTAAGATCTGGAATAGGACCAGAAGGTGCTTATGGATTAGGAGGAACTGAAGAATTAGGTTATAGACCTATGCCCGGTTTAACTTCGGTGGAAATAGATACAGTAGGTACTTTAGGTTCATTAAGACAAGCCAATATTCAATTTAAGGTTTGGAATATAAATCAACTTAATGTTATGGAAGCCCTATACTTTAGATTAGGCTACTCTATGATACTTGAGTGGGGACATACACAATACTATCAAAACAAAGGAGTAGGAAAGCAAGGCACTTTCGTAACAAACACATACGGTCTTGATCTTTTTTCAAGTAAAATGAGAAAGGAAGAGGTCCAACAGAAAATATCTAAACTTACTTACGACTCTAGCGGTAACTACCAAGGTATGCTTGGTATAGTTAGTAACTTCAACTGGTCAATGAATCAAGAAGGGGGTTACGATTGTACTGTTAAGTTAATAGGATTGGGAGCAGTAATTGATTCATTAAGAATTAACTCTTCTTATAAAATGCCAGACTCTTTACAAGAAATCTACGACGCACAGCAGGCTATGCAAAAAAGAGAGCAGCAAGAAGCAGAAGAATTAAAGAAAAAGTTAGACCGTCAAAAAATAGGGCTAACCTCTGTACCTGTAACGTTTCCTAAAAACATCGACGAAGTATATACTGTATTATTTGCAACGGATTTAGGAGAAGAAGCAAAAAAGACTTCTGCTCAAGAATTTTTTAGAACAATATCTTACTACTCCGATTATCAATCTGATCCAACACTTTCTAACTATATTCCTGATTATTATTATAAAGCAGTAAAAGGAGGAAAAGATGCAGTTCCAAAACAAAGAGAGGAAATTGATAAAGTAGCAGGATTATTTATAACAACTAAAGACGCAAAACTTAACTTTAAAGCAACAATTCCAGCTAACGTTACAGTTAATTATCCGCAACCTATTAAACTAGATACTTCCTACTTTAATAAGCGATACCAAGAGTATACTACTGCCTACCCTAGCCCTAATCAGAATAACTTTATTCTTACAACTAAAACTTTAGGCTTTAATAATGTTTTACTTGAAACATTATTTCCAAGTAGCCAGGTTAGAGACTCTATATTAGAAAATGTCATAATTATAGAACCTGAATCTAAAAGTATTATTGATGTTTCTACTGCTTATTTAGCTACACTTGAAAACAAATACAGAGATCGAGCTTATATAAGAGAGGTAGTAACTGTAGTACTACCTTATATAGGAAGAATACCAGGCGTTATTGAAGGTACTACTATAGATAAGACTTTTTTTGTAGCTATTAAGTTTATTCCGAGTACTGCTTCAGTTATAGCAGCAGACCTATTTTCGTTTTTTAATAACTGGTTAAACAACAAATCTGGTATAGCAAATGTAATAGATATACAAACCGATATTGTAAATCAGAATAAGGATACTTACTATAAGAATTTATACATTACTGCAAATATACCTACAACCACACCAAAAGACCCTACTATACAAATTATTACTAACGATACTAGTTACATCGCTGCTACTCTTTCACGACCTGAAGAACAAACAATTACACCTCCTGTACCAGAAATTGCAAATGAGGGTGATACAGCCGGAGACATCAATAGTACAACTTCCGGTCAAGTAGATCCAGGAGAGCGATTTAATTCTGCTTTACATATAATGCTTAATGTAGTTAAAAGCCAACTTAAAACAGAAGCTAGTAAACGTACGGGTGTTACTTCTGCATCACTACTACCAACTACAAAGTTATTATATAATGACGGTATATTAAATGGAGTACTAGCTGATAAAGCTGGTAGAATAGAATCTGTAACACCGCTTAATGATGTAAGGCAATTTGACTTACTACAATATGCTTTAAAAGGATTTAATAGTAATTTAATGTCCGACCCTACTGTTTATAACGAGGTAGAAAGCGTAAAGTTTGATAAGCTATGTACGGGATATTTAATTCCTTATGTACAGAAAGACGCAAAAGGACTCCCGAACTATCCAACTTACATAAAGTTCGGTTACTTATTAGCTTTTTTAAATAATATGTGCCTTATTTACGATTCAACTCAAGATACAGATAAACACCCCTACGTCTATCTTGACTTTAATCCAGAGACAAATTTATGCCTAAGCAATCCTCAACACCTTTCTGTTGATCCCTATACGTGTATGATTCCCTTTCAAGGCACTGATGACGATTATATAAAAATATTTCCAGAAGGTATATCAAGAGAATCTCTTAGTAAGGAATTTAATAACGCACCTTTAACAGATACACTAAATACAGTATCTAAAAGTATGGAAAGTTTTAAAGGTAACACTCTATACCAAGGTAAGACAATGGAAATTTTACTTAATATAGATTTCTTACTTGAAACTTTAAAACAATATACCTCTAATGATAGAGAGCATGCAATTAACCTTAAAGGTTTTTTAGATGCTATTGTAACCGGTGTAAATAAAGCAACAGGTAATATTAATTTATTTAGAGTTGCTTATAGAGATGATTCCAATACTATAATTATTAAAGATGATCAGTTTGTACCTTCTTTACAAGGAGAAAGTACATCTATGGAAAGTGTTAACGGTAATCAAGTTATATATAACGACACCCTAGGCCCTATAGTACCAAGATACGGACAACTTCCTGTATTTGGTGTAAAGAGCTTAGTAAGAGAAATGCAATTTCAAACCGACTTATCAACAGCAATATCAAATCAAATCGCTATTTCAGCTCAAGCAAGTACAGGGTCTGTAAATTCAACCGACCACTCCCCTTTCAGTTATTTAAATGTAAATTATTCTGATGCTTATAAGCCTTTTGTAAGAAATGTAGCAGCCGCTAAAATAACCACAAAGCCAGATGAAGATAAATTAGCAATAAACGATCTTAAACAAGCAGGTCAGTTTAATCAACATTTACGAAGTATTTATAGTATTAATACCGATAAAACATTATCGACAGGTAAAATTGATATGGCTACTAACTATTACATTAACAGCATGTCTAACTTAAAAGCTACTGACGGTATAACTTCGGCAGCTCCCTTCATACCTGCAAATTTAAGTTTAACTTTAGACGGTATTGGCGGTGTGATTATGGGACAGGCTTTTACTATTGACCAAGATAGACTTCCTTTATCTCTTAGAAGTGTAGACGACCCTACCCATACTAAAGTAGGTTTTATTGTAGTAGGATTAACTCATACTGTTCAAAATAATCAATGGCTTACTAAAATTAGAGGACAAATGATTAAGCTTAGAGATACAACAAATTACGCTACAAGATTAACTCCTATTACTTCTTCACAAAAGACAAAAGCAAATACGGATAATTCAAGAATTACTATAGCAAACACTCCTTGGAGTGCAGCCTTTATTAGCTATGTAATGCAACAGGCCGGAGTTACATCTTTCCCTCTTAACAGTAACCATTTAGCTTATGCACAAAAACTTAGAGCTACTTACCCGCCAAATTCTACAGATAAAAACGGATTTAAAGTTTTAGACACTACTACCACTAAAATAGAAGTGGGAGATTTAATAGTAAAAGGAAGAAGCGGTAATAACGTATCTTTTAATACTAAAGAGTGGTCAGGGAATGGTCATGGAGATATTATAGTAGGTATTAACAGCAATACTGCTTTATTAGTGGGCGGTAATGAAGGCGATACTGTACAACAAACATCAGTCGGACTCGTTGACGGTAAGTTAGGCAAATCTGATTTCTTTGTAATACTAAGACCGCCAAAAGACTCAGTGAATAAAATAGTAAGTATTACTAAAGCTGAATATAAGAATTGGAGTACTGGGAAGTGGAAAGAAGATACTGCTGCTGCCCGTCAAAGTTTAACAGCTTATTATAAAACTGTTGGAATAAACGTATAAGATATGGCATTAAAATACTATCCATCAACTAGAGTTAGAACCAACCTCTATACAGCAGGAAATGAATACCAATTACCTAACGGGAAACCCTATAGCGGTAGATACTACGAGGTATTTGACGGAACTGTTTATGCAGGTATTAATCCTATAGTTGGAACCAATGAACTTTTAACTCCTATTAGCGATAATAGTACTTCTGTAGCAAGATCTGTAAATTCAACTGCTTATGTAACCTCTAAAACCCAAGGCAGTGCAACTAATCTTCCAGACTCTGACGTAACTTTAACTGAATTAGTTCCTTACTATCCAATCCTAATACCTTCAGACTACCAGCAAGGTTATTTTATAAGATACTTTGCAAAAAGTGTTACAGGTCCTCAATATGTTATAGAAATATCACAAGCAGATTTTGTACAACTACAAAACGGAAATGTATCCCCTACTGTATTGGGATATGAACACACTAGTATGCTTTGGCAATTAACTGGCCCGTTAAAAGATACAAGAATTTCTCAGTATCAAATTCAAGGGGGTGTTTTCGATACAAATAAAAGAGTAACAGAAGCAAAAGCAAAAGGATTTAACGGTATTATAGCCTTTATAGGAGGGGATTATACTAAGTATGCAAAAATAACCCCATAAGAGTTGGTTCTTTAAAATAGTATTCTTATTTTACTGTAAATAAATGTTATGTATTTCATCGTCGAGACCGAAGAGCAATTAGCACAGCTCTCTAGACCGGAAAAATGTTTTATAGAGCTAATGTCTCTTTCTGAGCATACTCACCCCTCTCTAACTACACCGTGCGTATTATATTATAACGATTTCCAGAAAGGTTATATAATTCCAATCAATCATTCAGAAGGTTTTTCTTTTTCTATTGAAAAGATTCAGACTTTTCTTCAAGAAATCCCTAAAGTCTACTTGTTAGATCACAAGTGGCATTCTTATTACTTAGATCTACCTAATGCAATCGATTTATACTTTACTGCTTTAGATGTAGACGGTAAGGTTGAAGATTTTCAATGCTATACACCAGTACACCTAGACTTCTACGAAAAGTTTAAATACTCACCAACAGTAAACACTTACATTCCAATCTCAAAGCATTATGAAAGGTGTGAATGTATGTTTGAAATAGTTAAAAAGTACATTGGACTGGAGTTAAATACAGAATGGCAGGGTATATACACAGAAGTATATAAATGGGTAGAAGAGCAGGGAATCTTGGTGGATGAAAAGCTCTTTGATAAGTACTTTGAGACTCCTTGGAAGGGGAGATCTATGAGGGATAGTAGGGTTTATTCAAGTTATAACCTATATAACATTACCTCACGTCCTACTAATGCATTTAATAGTATAAACTTCCTGGCTTTTAATAAAGATAACCATTCTAGAACGGCTTTTATACCGCAAAACGATGCTTTTGTAGAGTTTGACTTTGATGGATATCATATAAGATTAATTGCTGATGCAATGCATAGTGATATTCCACAAGATCAATCAATTCACGAGTATTTAGGTAAGCAGTACTTTAATAAAAAAGAATTAACACCAGAAGAATACCAGGAAGCTAAGAAAATTACCTTTAGGCAGATGTATAACGGAGTAGAGGAGGAGTATATGCACATTGAATTCTTTTTAGACGTATATCATACTGTAAGAGCTATGTGGACTACCTATACAAATAATGGTTTTTTAGAGTTACCAAACGGTAGAAAACTTACCCAAGAAAATACGAATCCTCAAAAACTATTCAACTACTATATCCAGTGCTTAGAAACAGTGAATAACGTGAAAAAACTAAGCAAACTAAAGGAATACCTTCAAAATAAGCAAAGTAAGGTGCTTTTAGTAGTATACGATTCAATACTAATTGATTATTCAGTAGAGGACGGAAAAGGAACATTAGCAGACATTAAAAACATATTAGAAGAGGGTGGATATAGAGTAAAAGCCAAGAAAGGGCATAACTACAACTTTTAGAACAAATTAACAACTATTTATAATGGAATTTATTAAGTTAACGCAAGAACAATTGAAGAATAAGTTATTTTGTACATTTTCCCCTAAAGATAAGCTGGAAGATACTTTAGACACCATTAAAGGGGAGTATACTATTATGTATAGTAAAATTTTCGTATTAGAGTCGGAAGATTCTTACGAGTATTTATGTACCTATAACATCGAAGTACAGAGCGATAATACAAGAGTACTTCCAAATACTATTTTATTACATAGAAAGAAGGAAACCAACACGTTATACACTATTAACAGTTTGAACCTTCTTATTAAGTCCCTAAACGAGGGCATTTTAGATACATCTTTTAGAATTGAGTGGCAAAATTACAGAAACACTGTCCTTTTGACTCAAGGTGATGATTTAAGAAAACTTTCTACAAAAATTCACAAAATAGTCAACCTATAAGTTGGTATTTCGAATTATTCTACTTACATTTCCGTATAAGTAAATTTTTTAAACTAAAACAATAAGTTATGGCAATGGACCTATCTGCGATTAAGTCGAAACTTAGTTCGCTACAAACCCAAAAATCAGGCGGTCAGAAAAGAGACATGTCTTTGATTTTATGGAAGCCTACACCAGGCAAACACTTCGTTCGTATCGTTCCAGCTACATGGGACAGATCAAATCCTTTTAAAGAGGTATTAGTACATTACGGTATTGGTAACCGTACAATGATTTCATTAGTTAACTTCGGTGAAAAAGATCCGATTGTTGAATTTGCTAAGCAATTAGCTACAGCAGGGGATAAAGAAAACTGGGTTATGTCTAAGAAGTTAGAACCTAAGATGCGTGTATTCGTTCCTGTCATTGTTAGAGGCGAAGAAGAGAAGGGTGTACGTTTATGGGAATTCGGTAAGCAAGTTTATGCTGAGTTATTATCATTAGCTGATGATCCTGATGTAGGTGATTACACAGATGTAATTGATGGTCGTGATATTACGATTGAAACTACAGATGCAGCAACTAACGGTACTGGTTATAATCAATCTAAAGTACGTGTTCGTACTAAAACTACTCCTTTATCAGAAGATGCTAAAGAAGTTGAGAAGTGGTTAAATACTCAACCAGAAGCATTT